CCATTAGCGATATTAGATAAATGAAACTCGCTTGTCAAGTGATCGGTCATTATCCAATTAGTTGAAGCAACATAATCGGGAGTAAAGTATGCTTCCATTGCAGGCGAATAAACACCTAAATAAATAATCTGTGATGCTTCACTTCTGTCTTTTGTGTTGAATGCTGCCACTCTACGAGGTGCATATTCTTTTTTTCTATATTGTGTCCAATCGCTTGAAATGTAGTATTCTTCCACAAAACCACTTTCGCCTGTCTTTCCTACTCTAATTTGCTCAACAGGAATGTGATGTACCTCTGCAATTTTGGTTTTGTCTTTACTCCAAATCACATTAAGAGCATACGAGCCGAATAATTTTAAGTCAAATGCAACTTTAGTGATTAGTTCGTGCGCTGTTTCTCCTTTCCTGTTAATATCAGCTAGAAACTTTTTTAATTCTACAAATGCACCTAAATTACCACCATCTTCCTCGATAACAATATCTTTTCCTGCAATCATTGATGCAGTTGCATTGACAATAGCCGAATGCGTTGCGCTTGAATTGTATATATCTATAAGAAATTGAGGGTAAGTGTTACGGTATTCGCCATCACCGTAGCTTATCCAATCCTGCGCAGCGTTTTCCGTTATTTTAGGTGCTGTCTGCTGCTTTAAATATACTTGTAGTAATCTATTTTCCATAATTATATGCTTATGCCATTTCTATCAGCAATATCATTCCTAACTTTAGTCAAATCAGAGCCTGTTAGTATTTTGTCGTAAACTACCACTTCAAATACTGATGCGCTACTCAAACTGTTCGATGATGAGCCTATTTGTTCAAAATCAAAAGTTCCTGTTCCTGTCGCTGTTCCTAAACTTGCTCCGTTTCTCGCTACCCTAACATCATTACTGCCATCTCTAGTAACCTCTGCTATTGCTTTATCTAGTTCAAAACCACTCGACAAAGTAAAGTTAAGGGTTGTACCTCCGTGTTTCATACGGAATTCTGTTGCGGAACCCCCTTGAGCAAAGCGCATAAAACTTGTATTGTCAACGCTTGATATAAAGGTTTCGTTGCTTTCTTCTGACAAGTCCATAACCATAAAAACGTGGTAATCTCCTGCTTCGGAAAATGTGCTTGCAAAATCTAAGTTATCTTGACTCCCTGCATCAGTAACAAATGCACCACCACTAAACCCACTACCTTCTTGAGCATCTGTTGTTTGACTTGCGTGTCTATTGTTACCGCTTTGATCATCCCATTGTATGCCATCCGTTATAGTGCCTTGCCCTTTGTTGTATTGCAGCCATAGTTGCAAGCCACCAACATCAGTTAATGAAAAAGCACTACTTACTCTTGATTTTATGCTTAATGCTTGCTTTAACATATTAGTTTCTGTAACCTATTGCTAAACCGCTTGTTAAATTTATCGCAGTAAAAGGTGCGAAAATAACTGTTCCTGCGGGAATGGTTTTACCGTCTAAATTACTATCAGTCGTTGCGTCTGTAATCGTGCAGTTGGTAATCACGCTTTCATTTACAAAATGAATTGCGTAAAAATCTTTTCCTGTCTGTGCTACGGTTGTAAAAACCTCTACTGCACCTTTTTTACCTAATTGCTCATTCAATAAGTCAACTGTATTTTTAAAAGCCATAATTATATCGTTATATATTGTGTGTTAGTTGTTGGATTAGTGTGTTCTGTGTATGTTACTTCATCGCCAAATTGACTTGAAGCTGTTAGTGCACCATCATATACCCTTGCTTTTCCTTCTTCTAGCAATATAGTATCACCAAATAATTGATAAGTGTAGCTGCCTTCTTGATTAGCGAAGTTTATATCTGTTGGTTCTGTAATGTTGAAAGCAATACATCTGCTTGTAACAGTCGGTGTAAAGGTACTTTCGTATTCCACTTGCGTTACATCATTCTTAAAAACAATCTTCCAAGTCGTTACTGATGAAGTTTGCCTTTCAACAGTCGCTCTTAAAACATTGCCCGCATCTTTCTTGATATACAACATCGTTGTTTATAGTAAATATAAAAAAAAGGGTTTTGTTACGCTTGTAAACAGAAAAAGCAGGGAAAACCCTGCCTTAACTGAAAAAAATCAAGTAATATATAGTCCTGTAAGGGAAGTAGATTAAGCTACTGTAACAGTAAATGCTGAATTGTCAAACGGAGTTGTCGTGTACGCTTGAACAAATAAGCAAGGCTCACTCTCTGCGCCTGCAAAAGTCAAATCATATCCGTTCATATCTGCAAACGCTGCACCCGATTGTGAAGTTCCTGCTGATAGTTCTAGTCCGTTCTCACGGCCTAAACACCAAATCTTGTCCTTACCGTTAGCATCTTTCACGTTTGTTCTTACAAACACTAACAATCTGTTTTGTGCTAATAATTTCAATTCGTTTCTATCGCCTACGGTCAATTTATGTAGTTTAATGTTTACACTAGGCTCATAAAATACCGTTCCATTTTCTTGTGATGGTTGTACTGTTTCTGTAAAAGAAGCTGTTCCACGTGGAAGTGAGTATCTAAATAAGTTTGTAGTCAAATCTAAATCACTTACCGCACCTGCTGTTTCTACGATTGTAGCATCCTCGTGTTGCACAAAGTAAACTTCTTTGATGCCACCCATTACATCTCTACAATCTAGGCTTCTTCCTGTCGTTAATTCGCATGCCATAATTTTATAGTTTAGGTGCTTTTGGTAGGGAGCGTGAACCCCCCACCATCAGCGATTATTAAATTAGTCTAATCTTACGATGTCTGCACCTTGTGCGTGCTGAGTTCCTGCAGTAAATTTGGCTACTACACGGATGTTGTCAGAACCATCTAGTTCAGACATATCAAGCATCTTGATTGTAGTGTGGTCAGAAATCAAGTCAGTTCCGAAGAATAGGTTTGATTTTTGAGCAGCACACATCATATCAGCAGGGATACCCGGACATACAGCAATCTTGATACCCTCAAACATTGGAGCGTAACCATCTTGCATTGAATAAGCGTTCAAATATCCTAAAGCAGAGATTGCTTGAATATATAATCTGTAAACGCTAGTTGACATATAGATGTATAAATCATCTTTTCCTAGAACTGCGCTAGGAATAGAAGCAGCTAGTAACTGTAAGTTAGCGATAACTGTTCCTGCTGTATAAGCAACTCCTGCACCGCCTGTATTAGTAGCTTCAACGATAGCAGCATCATTCTCGAAGTGTCCGTTTCCTGCGTGTAGGAAGCCTGTAAACTCTCCTGCATTGGAGTCAAGACCTTGCCAAATGTTTGTTTCTACGTGATCAGCAATCGTGTCAGACAAGTGAGACATAACAAATGCAGTAAAGTCATTTGACATACCGTTATTGTGTGCGCCTGCATTCATTTGAGCAGCTTGCCAATCAGCTAATAGATCTTTCTTACAAAGGTCAACGTTGATTTGTAATTCTTTTGGATTAAGAACTCTCTCTGTTAAAGTAAGTGTTCCTGCATCTGTAAAATCACAAGTTGCATCAGCAATCATTCCTGTTGTTGCTACCTTAGTAATGTTTCTTTTGAACTTAACGTTTTCTAAAACGCTCAAGTAATTTAATGAATCAGCAGATTTAAGAGCAGCAGCAATATATTGCCCTGCGTGTTCTCCTGCATAATTCGAAGTAATTGAAAATCCCATCTTTTTAGTTATTTAGGTTATAGTAAAATTTCTCTTTCTTTGATAATTTGTTGTATTCAGCTTTTGATAAAACAACTTTCGTAGTTTCTTTCTTGAACTTCTTTGTTTCAACAGGAACATCAGCAGCTTCGCTACCTAACTCGATAACTTGCTTTGATAATTCTGTGTTTTCATCTTGTAGTTCAGCGATGTTCTCATCTTTTGCCAAGTTCTCGCCACGAATTTCGTCTAGTTCAGCGTTTAAGCGTGAAATATCATTTTTAACTTCTTCTAAAAGTTCTTTAACAACACCGCCAATCTCTGCGAATAGCTGTGCGTTTTCTTCTGACATCTCTACTTCTTCTTCGTATTCTTCTTCTTTGTCTTTACCCATATCATCTTCTTCTTCTTCGGCTTCTGTTTCCATTGAAGCAATGATACCTTCTTCTTCTACGACAAATTTAGTTCCATCTTCTAATTCGTATTCTCCGACAGGCAATGGAATTTGCGTTCCATCTTCTACCAATACGCTAACTGCGACACCCTCTGCTAGGGCATCTGCTTCTGAAACAACGATTGTTCCATCTGCTAATTTGCCCTCGTATGCTAGTTGAGTAGTTTCTTCCTCAATACCTAGGGCAACTCTAATTCTAGTTTTTAAGTCCATAGTTATTATTGTAATATTATTAAAGTGCTTTTATTAAATCATTTGCTTGTTTTAACCTATCTTCTGCATCAAATGCCTCTTTTATATCTTCTAATTTTAAATCTAAGTCATTCCACACAGGTATATCATCAGCGTTCATACCTAAATCATCTGCACTTTTCTCTAAACCTTTCATTGCTGTATTTATATCTTTTTGTAAACCTAATAAATCAGAACCAAAATCAAAAACTTGTTCTCTAGCTGCTTCAACTTCAAAAATTTGTTGCACAACTTTATCTGCTTCATCTTCGGTATTTTCAATTGCTGATAAATACTCTTTAATAGCATCATTTGCAGTACCAACTAATTTTTCCGCATCACCTACAAGTGATAATTTTAGTTTTTCTGCTTTAGCTAATTCAACTTTTGCAAGTTCAACTAACTTTTCAGTATT